ACCTACTGCTTGTGCAAGACTATTAAGATCTTCGTAAATAAATCCTATCTTTTGTTGCTCATCAGGTAATGCTGCCCATGCGTGATATACTAATCTCATATCACCATTTCTGTATGCTTGTACGATTGAAGAAGTTAATGTGTACTCATCTATATACTGACTCTTAAATCCTAGACTACCAGCAAATATTTCTCGAGCATATGGGTTGCCGTTAGTTGCTTCCCAATCCTCAAAGAATGCGTCAGGGTTTTGTTTATAATATCCTTCATTCATTCTTTGTTGATACTTAACTGCATCGTTTTGTTGCCTAACTTTATTAAGTCTTTCTTCATCCCTTTTTTGTTTTGTCCATGCCTCTTCATAAATTTCAGCTGCTCTACTTTCTAAATTTGGAAATTTACCAAAAAGACGATTTGTAGGTATATCTTTTTCAGCACCGGGTATCATATAGCCTAAAGGATTCTCAGCTGTTTTACCATAAACTTCTTCTAAAAAGTGTTGTTGATTACGATAATTAAGTGCTTCACTTTTTGCCCATCCTTCAATAGTTGCTCTTGTGTTAGGAACTATAGGCATACTATAAGATCCGTCACGGTTTTGTATAGGTCTAGAATTAGCAGCAGAAATCATATCTATAAATAATGCGTTCTTTCTGTTATAAACGGATTTTTTTAATTCTGGACCGCTTAAGCTTGTAGGATTACTTATAGAAATAGCTCTAATTTTTTCGTTAAAGCTATTCAGTGTTTGTGTAGCTGCTTGATAATCTGCTCCAAGTGTAAGTTGATGTTCCGCAGAAAAACCTTTTTGCCTGTAAAAGTTCTGTAGTTTTAAACCTACTTCTGAGTTAGGGTTTATACCATACTGCTTCATTAATTCATGAACACGAAACTGATATAAACCTACAACTGTTTTTTTATTTACAGGTATATTCTTTTGGTCAAGAAAAGTTCTAAAATCTCTTTCAAAACCATCAAACTGTTTAACATGCTGAAGATAAAATATCTCTTTAGCTACAGGGTTGCGAAGTTTATCGACTCCTGAAAGATAATCATATAATTGTTTATCTTCAGGATTACCAGTTTTTAGACTACGATCTATAGCATTAAATCTTTGATTTGAATGATCTCTAAAATCTACATCGCTTTTTATTTTTTGATGTACTTTTGTAATACTACCAATCGTGCCATCTTTTAAACGTTGCTCATACTCTGCTATACCGGCTTCGGTTTGAGCATAGTCTATAGCACTTCCAACTGCTCTTTGCACATTAGCAGCAAGTGTAGGAGATAAAGCTCCCCATACATTTGCTAGTTGTTGTGCTTCTTGGATTTTAGTTTTAAAGTTTTTTTGCTGTATATCATTATTACGTTTTAATGCATTAGCTCGTAACTTTTCTGGTATTTCAGTCTCAACTTTTCTTACAAGTTTTCTATTTTGTTCTTCAAGTTTAGCAGCTCTATCAATGCCTGTTATGTAAGCTTGATCTGCTTGTCTTTGTTGATCTCTTAAATTAGCTAATGCCTTGGTTTGCCTATCACCTTGGATTTGCATAGCTCGTAAGCCACCTTGGACATCAGGTAATTGTCTACTTCCCCGAGCGTACTTGGTAAAGTATTTTTTAGTTGCCATTAATTATTATCCTCCAATAAGGCTTTGTATATCTCTTGGTGATATTCCACCAATAAGTCCAGCTACACTACTAATTGTCGAACCCCATACTTTAGTTGCTGCCGCTGATGGTGATACTTTAACACCTTTGATAGGTGCTGGTCCAAAGTCATAATCTTTATAAACTGGTGGATATAAAAACTCAGCTTGAGGAGTTGCTATCGGTGCAATAGGTTCTGGTAGTTCTCCGGGGTCTAGCATTTTAGCTGCATAAGCATTTACGTCTTTTATAACACGTTCTTTGCCAATAGCTCTGATTGCACTTTGTGATGCTACAGTCGCATTGTCAAGAGATAAGTCAAGTAAAGACAAAGCGGTAGATGCTTTTAATGCTGCTACGCTTGTTGCCTTATCTATAGATCTACCTGATTGACCTCTTGCTCTAATAGCTCCTTCGGCTTCTAGTGCTTCTAAATATACATCTTGTTGGTCATATCTATTTTCAGTTTCTATCTCTCGTAATTTACGTCTCTCATCCATCTTTGCAGCTTTTTCATTTGCTGCATTTATGCCAAGCTGTTTACTGAATATGTCTTCAGACTTTGCATACATACGATCATTAAGATCTTGCTGCTGATTACGTATCTGCAAGTTATAGTTATAAGAAGCTTGATTCATAGCATCTTTGTGAGCTGCTATCAAGCCTTCATTCTTAGCTTTTAATTCTATTTCTTGTACAGCATAATCACGTTTATCGATGGCTGATTGTTTAGCTGCTTCCCAAGCGGCTAGATCGTATTGATACTGAGCTTCTACTGCTTCATTCTGTGTTTCAGCTGCCTCAACCGCTGCTTGTTCTTGTTTTTTTCCTCCAATAATTGTTGCTCCTAAGCCAATAAGGGAGGGAACTAAAGATAAAAGTGGCATTATGTTCTCCTGTAAAATCTAGGTGAGTACATCCCTTCCCACATCATAGAGTTTATAGAAACAGGAAATGGCGAATCATTAAATAATCTTAATGTAAAGTTATCTGTTCTCTGGTGTATAGGTAATGTAAATATAGTTTGGTCTGATATAGGTATATCATTAGCTAAATAGTTGTCAGCTATAACAACTGGATTTAAATTATACCATTCATCAATAAATATAATTATTTCATCGGCACTGTATACAAGTATATTATTAGTAGCCCAAGGAGATGGATGGGGTAAGGTAGGTACAGGAGGTGGTGTGGTAAAGTGAATAAACTGACCGTTAATTGTAAATTCTGTTGAATCTAAATCTACTCCATTTATTTTAACTTTCATACGATCAAGGTTAGTAGGCACAAAAGTTAAATCAAATGTAGTATCAGTACCATTACCAGCTAAATTTTTTAACTCAGTAGACGCAGAGTTAAGTATAATTTTAGGTAGATCTCCAGTCCTATTAACTGTAAATGCTGTAGTTTCTACATTATTAACTTTAACTTTAATCTGTACATCATCTATATAATTTATATCAGTATTAATCCAATTATAGTTTGTAGAAACACCGTCAGCTGTATACTCTCTTTTACCTTGACGTACACCTTTAGACTTAAGTTTAAACCCCATAAGTCCTGATAGACCTACTGCAAACTTCATACGAGCTATTGTAAGATTAGCAGTAAAATCACTGCGTTTCATTTCTTTATCTATTTTATAATATGTTTTAGGTAATATTACATCAAAGTCATATTTATAACCTACTATAACATCACTTGCAATACTTGTTAAGTTTTTTCCGGGAACTTTAAAATATGTATTACCACTTTCAACTACACGCTCTGGAGATATAGTAAATCCAGATTCAATGAATTGACCTGTGGCTGTAGTACCCTTAATAATTATAACAGGTGTTAGATTAGTAGCGTCATTATAAGGTATAAAACATTTACTAAAATTACCAGCTGTGTCATATACTACAGAACTAGCTGTAGCATACAAGTCTATACATGGATTTAATCTTTGACCATCGTTGTTAACAATAATAGCATCGTCAGGACTCTGACTTAGACTAGCTTTGCTCAGTATAAACTGTCCAGCTTGTTTTGTTACAGCAAAAAATTCATCAGAATCTGTTGCTATAGTCTGTACATTACCGGGTGCAAGCCAGTTAAACCATGTCTGTAGTTTTACATTTTTACCTTCTGTATACTGTCTAAAGAAATATATGTATCTTGTACTTTGTCCAGAGAATGCAATAAACTGGTTCTGGGCACTTGATATAAATGTATCAACTGTAGAAGGTATCCATTCGTTTACAACTCTACCAATATCAGATACGATTGGGTTTTCTTTTTCTCCACGTGTAACCATAGAGAAAACACGAGTGTAACTGGGTGTTTTACTAATAAAGCTAATTCCAGTACCAGTGTCAACAGGGTCTATAAGTGTATCCATTTCGTAACTAGCTATAGCACGAATCGCTGTTTTAGATGGTGTAAGTATACCATCTTCAGCTGACATAAGAAACTGTTGATTAGCACTAAATAGTACAAGACCTTGAGAAGACGGTAATACACTATGAAGTGCAACAGGCTTCAGTGCGTTTGCACTAAGGTCGATAGGATCTGCGTCTGTTACAGTCTGTGCAGACGTGTGATACATGTTAAAAAAATCACCTGATTGACTCATCGATACAGTATCAGCAGATAAGAAACCTAATCTATTGTTATGAAAGAATGACTGATTTATTGTTTGTCCTATAAATGATGGGTGAGAGTTTGTGTCATCATCACCAGCAAGTCTATTTACCCATGGTATAGGTTCTAGTTTAAAAGTATTTGGAGCTGTATTTACTAGCTGGTGTGGCATTGTAGAGGCGTCTAAACCTGTAGATGCACTAGGAGATATTGTTTCCTCCCAGAATCCCGGTCCCCCTGTACCGTTAGTAGCTACAAATCTTAAGAAGTAAGATGACGTAAGAGCACCACTATTAATAATTCTAACTACATGACCATGCTTTGATTCACTTGGTAATTCTGCTAATGTAGCGACTTGGTTTTGAAATGAGTTAGCTTGAGTTTCAAAATCTCCACCAGTAGCAGTAAATGTAAAGCTGGTAGTAGGATGTTCTAAAAATAAATTATCTTTAAACTTGGTTACAGTAAGGCCAGATATATTTAGATTGTTGATAGCTTGTTCTATTTTAGTTAAAGCTGATGAGTAACCATCGGTGCTATTAGTAGTTACACTAAAAGCTTGTCCATTTACAGTTCCTGAGTACGGAGTATCTAAAGATGAACCTGAGATTCTAAGTGTACCTTGTTTGTTAGCAGTAAAAGGAGGTGCAGTTGTAATTGCTGTTTGTTCTAATCTGTTAGTTATGATAGATTTATCTTGTATTGTTAATACATCATAATCTATACGTGCTCCTGTAAGGTAGCTCTGTGCGGCTCCAATGTATGTTGGATGGGCTGTTGCACCTGTGATAGCATTCCAGATAAAGATGCCCCCTGTAGAGCCTCCTGATGCCGGTGTAATGCACCCTATATATTTTTCTGTTTCAGTTCTTGATATAAAGAACCACTTAGAGTTGTCATATGTAGTGCCAGTACCTAGATTTGCTATATGCTGAAACCCCGGTCTTTTAGTCAGACCGAAGGTTGGATCAGGATAGCCATTGATGCACTCCTCGACTTGACCGGGAAGTTTCTTATCATCAGATTGTCTAGACACTCCACCAAGATAATCGTCAACTCGCTGAGTAACTGCTGGCATTATCGTTGTAAAGCGTGAAATGGTTGATAGCTTTGATAGAAGTTTTGTGAGTCTTGTGGATGTCCAAACATAGTAAACTGTCCTTGACTTGTTTCATACTCCATTGCTAAAGCTCTTTGTTGGATTTCTTGTTGCTGTAACCGTGCATATTGAGCATTGTCACCTACAATTCTACCAGACACAAGGGTTGATGCTCTGGCTTTGATATAGTTTTGTATCGGTTCTGGTAAATCTATAAAGTCAAATTCCCAGATTACATCACATTCAATAGGAGTGTACTCCCATGTGTATCTATGGTTCTGTCTATCATACAATTTACCATTTCTACGTACAGCATGATAGGGTGAGTTTTGTGCGTTTTCTGTAAGTTTGATTTGTATGATATTGTTAGCTATCGGTATCTCGTTGTTGTTATCTGTAGGAAACTCAACGTGGTACTCCTTGTTAAAAGTCCATCCTTCGGATTGTACCTCTCGTGACACCTGTAACAGGGTAGCATAGGCAATCGCAACTTCCGGGTTGGTTTGGTCTAGTGTAGTTACAGGAGCCTGACCACAGGATGTAAGTATTTGGTTGATAGCTGGCAACTCTTGTGTTGCATTTGTGGTTGGAAAAGGCATAATAAAAAAGGGGAGCCGAAGCTCCCGTATAAAAAATAAAAATTAAGCGTTAGCTGGGTATGTTGTACCGAATGCAGCGTTACCTGTAGATCCAGTAGCAGCACCAGCGATTAACTCAACGCAAGCAGCAGGGTTGAGGAAGTCTGCTCCCATTGCGAGTCTACCGAGGATTACATCACCTTGGTACACAACTGATACATCACCAGAAGTAATCTGAACTTGTGGTCCGATTGATTCTACAACACCAGCGGCTTCTTTCTGGAAGATAAGTCCGCAGCTGTTAGCGAAATCAGATGAGTTACCATAGTTGTTGTTGATACCAGTTACAGAAGCTCTACCGTCCTCTGCTGTTTCACCAACGAATGATCCTGTGTTTCCGGGGTCTGTTACACCGGGGTTAGTTGCAGATCCAGTTCCATACTTAGTACCATACTGACTGAAGAATGGGATGTTCATTGACTTGTAGATCTTGATGCCTGCAATTTCAATGATACCATTACCAGACTGTAATGCTGTACCT